ACAACAGCGAACTCACCATATGCGTTCAACTTATCGCTTAGGTCATAACCACCACCAACTTTACCAGAAAGTTTAGTGTCAGAATCTCCTATAGAAGGATTAATGAAACTAGGGCCACCTTGTAGATAGAACGATCCATTCTCTCCAACAGTGTTCTCGTAACCAATGTGTAGATCTATTGTATTACCTGCCCAGTCAGAACCTACGTTTACTTGATTAAACTCAGGATTTAGGTAGAAACCTGCATAAGCTGGAACGCTAAGTGCTACAGATGTAGC